TATTCTTCGTGTGAGATACTACTTCAATGGTAAGCAGTACACGGCTATATCAAATGATATTGACTTTAAACCGGGTAACAATGAAGATAATTCTATGCATTTTAGCGTCCCATTCAATAGTGCGTGGGTGGTCGATCATGATGATAAACCAGTACGAAACATTACTGAAAAGGTGAAGAGGTATAGTGGTCCAAGAAATGATTTTCATGGACAAAAGGTTTCACTTGAACACTTTTTATATTATGATAGGGATGTTCTCGAAAAACAATTTCCCAAAATTATTATCAAAGGTACTCTGGGTTTGCAAAAGGTTGTATCGACCTTAGAAGGCTTCACTACTGATCTTCAGATACCTTAGTCGCCAAATAAAATTTGAGCTCACCCAAATTAGCTACATTATACTTTAGAATCAAAAACCGATTTCCAATTTCCTGTATAATTTGCACAGACGCACACATACTCGTCGCCTTTGTAAAGATATTCAGATACTTTAGGCTGTACAAACCATTGATTGTAGGACTTTCGTCGGGACATTCAATTGTAGTCTCTTGGTTCGCAAAGTCACCTTCACACTTCAAATGAATATGTTTACCATCTCTGCGAATTTCAATGTCTGTGCCAATATTTGACATATCGCGACAAAGTCTCTGAAAATCGGCAGATGGAAGTGTGGTTATCGTCGTCATTTCAACCGCAGGAACTTCGATACGACTTTCGTTGATATCCAAAAGTTTGAGTTGAAATTTTGAATTCGTCTTTTTAGTCTCGCTAATAATTTCAATATCCATATATTCTTTCGAGTTGATAGCTATTTTCAGAACATCATTGTTTGTAATTGTCTTTAGAAGTTTAAATGTATTGGAAATATTAATACCCGCGACAATTTCTTCTTGTTCACAATGATATTCTTCAAAGTTATCAGCAGCAAGAAACATATCGATGAGGGATGTCCTGGCAGTATCTAAAGTGACCACATACATTCCATCTGGTTTAAAATAGATGTTCACATCGTTAAGAATGTCTTTAAGCACTTCGAATGTGGACTTAAAAGCTGAAGCTTGTATCGTCACGAGTTTCATATCTAAATTGTTTTGTGCATTACATCTTTAAATCAGTATATGCGACACCCTTCGACACTTCACGATTTATTTTTTCCTCGAGTTCTTTTGTCATTGCGGGCTGAAGAGACTTTCCGTATTCATCAAGACGAAACATGTCACTCATGGTGTCTCCATTATCAAGACTGGACATGGAACACCCGAATGCACCAATACTCGAATGTTCAACTTCTTTCTTTGGTAAAAGAGAGTCGAGCCAATTTTTAATCTCGTTTCCTACCAGAATTTTACCATTTTTCGTGAGCATCGTTGGGACGCGGTTGATCTTATTCCTGTAGTTAGGTGGTATACCCTGTGTATTGATGTTATGATAATGAACGAGTTGCTTCAGCTGAGGAACTTTGTTTATATATTCAATTACATCCATAGAGTGTTTACATCGGGGGCTGTAAATCAGGAGTGACATCTACTATGTATATGGTATTTAGTAAAAAAAAATTAACGCATTATAGTAAATATGAATTACTTGGTTGTGATCAGTCTCCTTTTGTTGGTGATTTTTATTACAACTTCTCGTGAATCTTTCACAGAGGCGTTTGGTTTATCAGGATACAAGAAACCGGTTGGTACAATAAAGCTTGCCGACCCCAGACCAGACCTTTCCAAATATACTGAAGTTGAGGCGAGTGTCAATAACGACAACATAGAAGAGTTTGTACTCCAAGCCAATAAAGAAATTTCCAGGCGTACAGGTCTTTGTACTTACATCATAGAGACAACGACTATTCGTCATTACAAGGGTGAAGAGAAGGACATATATGAATGTATGTTCATGGTTGTCAAGAAAGACGGCTTTTCTTTTGGTTTTTCGGTTGTTGCTTCCTATGAAGTTGAAAATAAAAAGGTTCGTCTTATCTCTCTCCGTTCTCAGCCCCTGGATGTAGATGTACCCAGTGATATTTCCGCTTTCACTGGTGATTCTGTAGGTAAAGAATTTCTTGACTATAAAATTGTTAAAGAAGCTGCTTCTCCTACCAAGGCTGAGTTGGATTTGGTAAAAAATAAATTACAGTAATTGTAATGATCAGCATCAATGATGTTACAAAAATTGATGAAAAGAGGAAACAGATACGAAAGGAAATTTACACTAAAATTTATGAACAATTTTCTAGCAAAATTAAACAATCTGTAGAATATGGTCATAAACAAATTTTCTTGACGGTTCCATCATTTCTCTTAGGCTATCCAGTGTTTGACAGAAATGCTGCGGCGAAATATATAGCCCGACAATTTGTATTAGGTGGATTTACTGTAAAACGAGTGAGTGACTATGACATTTACGTGTCCTGGTTTGTTCCGAAAAAAAAGAAAGAGAAGAAAGAACATGAGGAAGATGAGGGTGATTTTCCAAATCTCATGAATCTTAAGAAGATGGCTAATCAGTACAGGAGAAGTGCGTAGTAAATTCTCAATTTAAAACCCACTTTAATCATAAATGGATAACCTCAATATTCTTGTTGAGGCGAAAAAGGAGTATTTGGGACAGATGTGTCTCATTATGTGCCCACCTATGATTGAAGTGTTTCAGGATATGTACAATGAAGCCATGAAACTATCCAAGGGTCGTAAGGTTCTTATGATGTATCAACAACTTCTCAAAGAGGTTCCTAATTGGTCTAATGCAATGTCTAAGAACCATAGTGATAACATCACCAATCGATGCGCTTGGTTCAGTGATCTTTTGGCGGCCGTTTTTGTTGCGTGTACGAAGATTCTATCGGCAGTTCGTCTCAAGGCTGACAATAAAAAGATTTCTCTAAAACTCCCAACTGAGGAAGTGTTTATTCAGACGTGTTATAATAACATCGCGAAGGATCTCTATAAAGATCCCTATGTTTTCAGTGAGGAACAGAGTGAGTATCTGAGGGACGAGAAACTCACTGCGCGTTTCACAATTGCTATCGAAAGCACGGTCAAAGAACTTATTCCAGTTCAGCAAATTCTTCAAACCTACATGTCTCAAGAGACTAGGGATATTTCTCTAGATGGTGAGATTCAGGATGGTGTTGACCCTGACGTGTTTGAAGGTGATGCTGAACCCGAACCCGAACTTGAACCCGAGCCTGAATCCGATCCTTTTCCGGAACCAGAGCACACACCTGGCCCCGACCCCGAACCAACCGGTCTTGAGAATGAATTTAAGACAGTTCCCGGTGTTCAGGCTCCAATGTCCGAAACAGAACCCCAACCACCCCTTGAGCCTCATCCTCCTCAGCCCTCTCAGCCTCCCCAGCCTCAGGCGCAACCCGATGATGATGTCTTATTTGGTGATGCACCAGAGCAGCGTACAAAAAATCCCAGGTATTATTAAATGGAACTCTCCGACTATCTACGTGACCCGATGAGTGCTGCTCTCATCGCTGGAGGTATTACCGCGGCCTACATTCATTTGAAGGCGCACCTCAATAATGAAGGTAAACTTGAACTCAATAAATACACTAAACCCGCTGCCCTCAACGCAATCCTTGTATTTTTCATCGTTTCTGGTGGAATTGGGCAGAAAGAGGCTATCTCGAATGAGCCTTTTTAAACTTAAAGATTATACAATTAGAATAAGAAAATGGCGTCCGTTACTGCGTTTAACGATATGATGGGTCAATTTCTTGTGGAATTGCACAAGACTTTTCCAGAGGAAAAAGGCATTAAAAAAATGATGACTTCGTTCGATGTATTGAAGTCTTCCAATCCACGTCTCGTCGTCGATGCTTACATGAAAGGTGTTAGTCCGTATGCGGAAAAGATTTCTACCAAAGATGAGACATTTTTACTCAAGGAGATTGAGACAATCGAGTTCCTCAAAGACCTTAACATTAAATCGTATTGGGAGCGAATGTCTGCTAACACTAAGAGTGCAACATGGCAGTATCTCCAGACTCTATACATGCTCGGTACAACGATTACATCCATTCCCGATGATACCCTAAAGATGATTGAGGGTATTGCCAAGGATTGCGCCGACAAGATGCAGGATGGCGACGGAGAAATTAACCAGGATGCACTCATGAAGATGATGGGTAACATGCTTGGCAGCTTGCCCAAAAAATAAACCTCAATATATACTAAATGAAGGTCTGGTTCGAAGATCCCCAGCAGCTTATCAGGGCTGATCGGGTTTCCCAGTTTTGGCCCACTAGTGAGCAGACTCCAGAGGATCGCATCAACGCAGCCTCTCGTTTTATCATTTACGCGAGTTGTCTCATTTATCTCATTCGCCGTGATCCCCGCATTTTCGTACTAGGTGCGACTGTGTTGTCTGTTATTTACGTTCTTTATAAATCGAAGATGGTAACAACTACCGTAGGTTATACAGTAGACGGTGAGCCTTCGTGTCAGATGCCCACACAAGATAATCCCATGGGAAATGTTCTCATCACAGATTTCTCTGATGCTCCAAACCGTTTGGAGGCGTGCTACTACGCCAGTGTCAAACCATTTACCAACAACTACATGAGTGACAGGATTCCGTTAGATAGTGGACGTTCTCGTTCCCCCTTACCTAAATATTTGAGGAAAGGATTTGAACGTCAATTTGTATCCAATCCCGTTACAAAAATACCAGGAGATCAGACGGAGTTTGCCGAGTGGCTTTACGGACCCAAAAACGGTCCAATGTGTAAGAGTGACACTAGGTATTGCAACCCCAATGCGCGTGGCGTTCAGCTTGAGGCGTTTGCGGGACTAGGTGGCGACGGAGACATTAGGGGTCCCCGAGGTGGAACATACAGTTAGATTAAAATTCTTATGTAATAATAAATGGCGTATCAGCTTCAGCCAGGCCTTTCTCGCGTTCAAAACAAGGGTGTTATCCCTTCAGTCAAGGCAACTGATGAAGTTTTCGTGTATCCCCAGCCCAGTACTCTCAACTGCGGTGGATGCCGTCCCAATACAATGCTTTATGGCACTGCCCCTTATATGGCGGGTAAGGGTTCTCCAGCCCAGTACATAGATACGAGTGACGAACTCCGCCCCCAAAGCACATCTCGTTTTAACAAGAACATCGTCCAAACCTATGAGCGTAATCTCTTCCCACTTTCTAACATGGAATGTAAAGTTCCTCTTCGTACCATGCGATATGAACCAGCGAGCACCCGAGCTGAGGTTCAGAACGGCCTCTTTCAGCAAAGGTACGCTAATAAAAATGTGGGTAAGAAGTAAGAATGGCTGATCCCATTTCGCTCATGGCTGTGGCCGGTTTAGTATATGCTGGTCGAACTTTGAGTACTAAGTCTGTTCCGCCTCCCGCGAAGGAAGCTGAAAAACCGGTAGTCAAAGCTCCCGTCGAAGTAGTAAATAACAATTTTGAACCCGTTCTAGACATTTCTCAAAAGATAGAGGTGGATAACTTTGGTGATATTACAAAACAGCAACGGAGTGGTGGTCAGGAGATTCTCAATATGCGCGATCGCATGTATGATCATGGTCGGATGAACAATTTGTCTCCAGTAGAGAAGCAACTTGTTGGACCAGGTCTAGGTGTCAGTGCAGACACCCCAGCT